GCGCGTACCTTGACAAATGGCCGGGCGCTATGCCCTCCGTCGCCTTTGAGCGCGCGGACGGGGAAAAGTACGCCCACGCCTTTGAAATGGACGGCACGGTGGTGCATATCCCGCTGCTGCTGGCCGATACCCAAAAGAGCGGCATGTGCAAGTGCATGATTACGCTCACGCGCGACGACGGCATTGCCAATACCCTGGTCTTTTACGGCACAGTCACTCAGGGCATTGACACCCTGGGAGAGGCGCCCACCGATCCGCAGCTGGGCGTGATTGAACAGGTCAACGACGCGGCCCGCCGCGCGGAATTGGCTGCGAAGCGCGCAGAGGCTGCAGCGGGTGGAGGCGGAGGAGGAGGCTTCTACTTTGAAACGGATGAAACATTGACGCTTGCAAACGGCATCTTGTCTGTTAATACCGCTGACGTTGTCGAAGAGGACAACTCGCTGCCTGTGACTTCCGCCGCCGTGAATACGACGGTTGGCAATATTAACGCATTGCTTGCGACCATCTGATGAGGAGGAATACAAAATGAGCACATCTACTGAAATTACCAGACTGCAAAACGCCCGTAACACCATCCGCACGAAGATGGTCGACCTTGGCCTTGCCACTTCCACTGCCAAGCTGGATGCACTGGCAACCGCTATTGAGGGCATTGAAAACAAGGGCGCGGTCAATGCACAGGTGCAGGAAGGTAGTACATATACCATTCCCAAGGGCTACCATAACGGCTCTGGCGTTGTGTCCGGCGTTTCCGGCGGCGGTAACTATACCCTGCAGGAAAAGTCTGTCACGCCCACTAAATCCCAGCAGAACGTAACGCCTGACAGCGGTTATTACGGTCTGTCCGGCGTCACCGTGGCTGCGATTCCTGCCAACTACAACGACACTTCCAGCGTGACCGCTGGCGCTGCTGACGTGCTGGCGAACAAGATCATTGTGGACGCGAACGGCGATACCATCACTGGCTCTATGCAGAACAACGGCGCGGTGACAAAGACGCTGGATACCACAACCACCAGCTACACCGTACCCAAGGGCTATCACAACGGAAGCGGCAAGGTGACCGTCAGCGTTGAAACGAAGACCGCCACGCCCACCAAGTCCAGCCAGACCATCAAACCCAGCACGGGCAAGGTGCTGAGTCAAGTGACCGTTGCGGCAATCCCTGCGGAGTACATCACCACCACGGACGCGACTGCCGCTGCGGCTGATATTCTGGACGGCAAGACCGCTTATGTGGACGGCGAAAAGTTGGAGGGCGCTATGCCGAACAACGGCAGCGTGACCGCTACGATGGACGGCCTGACGCAGACCTCTGTGACCGTTCCTGCTGGCTACACCACGGGCGGCACGATCAGCTTGACGGATGATATCGAGGAAGCACTCGCAGCGATCTGATAAGGAGGTGCGCTATGAGTATCAGAACAGAACTTGACCGCATCATTGATGAAGTGCTTGACCAGTCCGCGCTGCTTGACCGGGCTATAGCGGCGCTGGAAGGCAAAGCAGCTGGCGGCGGGGGCAGTACGGAGCCGAATTACAAAACGCTGTATCAGCGTGTGGAATACATTGAATCGGCAGAGACAGAAACCTATCCGTATATTATCACGGATTTTTTTGCGGATAACAGTTGCGGTCTGGAGATAATCGCATCGTTCCCGGCAATGCAAGACAGAACCCCGATGGGGTCGCGCGAGAACAGCGACGCTACGCGCTTTTATTGCATGTATCCCCTATCGACAAACTCCTGCTATTATGGATTCAATTCGGGCAATTCGGTTTCGTGTGCCCTCACGGTCAATACTAAATATAGGCTTCAAACGAACTTCGTAAACAGCCGTTTCGCTTGTGTATATCAAGAAGATGGAACGCGGAAAGCAGCTAGCAGCATTAGCGGTACATTAATGCAGCAATCCGCGCCTGTTGCTATATTTGGTTACAATTCTGCGTCTTCAGGCGTGGTAACATCAAAGAGAGAATACAAGCTTTACAGTGCGAGATGCTCACGAGGTCATGAGGTTGTCCGGGAATACATCCCCTGCTACCGCAAGACTGACGGTGCGGTGGGACTGTATGAAAAGTTTACCGGGGCGTTTCTTCTGCCCGAAACTGGCGCATTTTCCAAGGGCGCAGATATTGCTTGGGAGGTGTAACGCATGGCATTAACTGATAACAAAGTCAAAATTCAAGCCCTGCTGGATGGTATTAACGCCCTGCCCGAAGCTGGTTCGGGCGGCATCGACACATCGGATGCGACCGCAACGGCGAATGACATCGAACAGGGCAAAACCGCATACGTGAACGGCGAAAAAATCACGGGCGCAATCGAAGTAATCAATGAAACTGCGTCGCTCGATGTAGATAACGCAACATGGAACAGTGCAAAAGGGGCGCTGAGAAATGGATTTTGTGCGCAAGGCGGGCGTTTAATCCTGGAAGAGAATGTCATGGTCTATCTTGACATCGTCGGCTCAACGCTTGGCAACGCCACGGCAGCAGATGTTGCGGCGGGAAAAACCTTTACTTCTGCCAACGGTCTGAAAATCACGGGCACAAATAGCGGAAGCGCTTCTCCTACGCTGCAAACAAAAAGCGTAACGCCCTCTGAAACAGCGCAAACCGTTAGGCCTGACACTGGGTATGATGGGCTGTCTTCCGTGTCCGTAGGCGCGATCAGCAGCACATACGTTGGTAGCGGCGTTGCGCGACAGGCTGCGCAGACCATTACGCCGGGTACATCCGACAAGACCATTGCGTCCGGGCTTTATCTGACTGGTACGCAGACCATCAAGGGTGACAGCAACCTGACCGCCGCGAACATCGCAAAGGGTGTGAGCATCTTTGGCGTGACTGGTACACATGAGGGCGGCAGCACGGGGGGAACTTGCACCGTAGAAATACAATCCCCATCGAACAATAGAGTATTTTGCGATTTTTTTGTATACAACAATGGTGAATCCTGGATTAATTACGGTATGCCTGGAACCGGAACGTATACGGTATTAGTCGGAACCGTTATGGCGATGAGTGTTTATTATGCTTTTGGTGGTGGGATGACATATGAAACGACGGGACAAGTAGAATTGGAGCATGAAGAAGAATATTTACAAGTATTCAAAGTCAATGGAGATGGCACGATTACAATAACTGAGCAGGAGAGCAACTGATGAAAATTTCTATCCGCCCCGCGCCCCCACAAGCCTTTGCAGAAGGCGAATGCGGCTGGTGGAAAGATGTGCTGTATAAGTCGCTGATTCCTGCGAATGTGTACACGCCAGAACAATATGCTGATGGATGGGAGGAGGAAGTCCTATAAAAGTAAAGCTTTCTGATTTTCTTTTTCATGTTGCGCAGATTTCCGCCGAGCGCCCTGCCTACGAGCTGGGTGCGGACGGAAGCAATGGGAAGTGCGACTGCATTGGCCTTGTAATCGGCGCGATCAAACGCAGCGGCGGCACGTGGAATGGCACACACGGCACAAATTATACGGTCAGAAATGCAGTTGATTATCTGAAGGAGGTTGCCTCTGAGGATGAATTGGCCGTTGGCGAACTGGTATTCAAAGCCCGCGAGCCGGGTACAAGCGGTTATGCCCTTCCCGATCGGTATGATGAAAGCCCTGACCGGCGCGATTATTATCATGTAGGCGTTGTGACGAGCGTCGCCCCGCTGACGATCACCCACTGCACAAGCCCCGGCGGCATAAAGGAAGACACGAAGCTGGGTGCGTGGGCATATCGTGCGTGGTGCAGCGAGGTAGAGCAAAAGGAGGATATAATCTTTATGCCGTATCCCATGATTGTGACCGCGCCCAGCGGAAAAACGGTCAACATGCGCGAGCGTCCCAACCTGTCTGCCCCGCTTGTAAAACAGGTGAAAATCGGCGAAACGGTTTCGGTCGTTGATGAGTCCGGCGAATGGTCAAGAGTAACGTATGACGGCTATGCCGGGTATATCATGACAAAATACCTGAGTGCGCCCGTCAATGCGCCAGAGGGCAAAATTTTGCCCTATCTGTACGCTGCGCGCGACGCGATCAATGCGGCCATCCAGGCGGCTGGGGGGGGGGCCTGACCGTGGAGCAGCATAACGATGAGGAGGAGTAACGTATGAAGATTTCTATTCGCCCCGCACCGCACAGCAAGGGCTGTGCGGTGGCCGGCCGCGAATGGTGCGGCAAGTTTGACAACCATAGCGATCGCTGTGCAACCGGGTGCCCTGCGGGCTATTGCTGCGAGATGAAGCACTGCTGGGAGGTCGGCGAAAAACTGCGCGACATTCTGGTATCGCGCGGCCATGCGGTAAAGATGGCCGACAAAAAGTACCGAAAGGGCGCCACGGAAGCCAAGGCCAGCGAAAACACTAAACTGGCAATGGCCGACCTGATGGCCTGGGGGCCTGACGTGCACGTCGCGATCCACACCAATGCAAGCAAGAGCAAAGACGCGCACGGCATTCGCATTGGCTATCCGCAAAAGAAATACGACAGCGTGCAGGCGCGTCTTGACGCGAGCCGCCGTCTTGCCGACTGCGTGGTGGCCGAAAACAAAAAAATCTATTACGCGCCTGGCTGGGTATCGAGCACGGACAGCTATGATTTTTATGAACTGAACGTGCCCAAGTGCCCGGCCATTTATATTGAAGGCTGCTTTGCCAACAGCAACCTTGACGACGCGAGATGGTGGCACAACAACATGGACGCCATCGCCCGAGCTTACGCCGACGCGCTGGAAAACTGGTGGGCAGGCGAGGGAAACCCTTTGCCCGGCACGCAGCCCGAAACGCCTGCGCCGGAGACTGATAAGGAGCCGTCTGAAACGGCAGGCGTCGCGCGGATGAAGGCCAGCTACAAGTGGCGTCTGAGGCTGTGGAGCGACACAAAAATGAGCACGGCGCTGGCGACGATCAGGCACGGCGTGGATATCCTGCTGCTTTCTAAGGAACCGGAAAACGGCTATTACCATGTCACATATGAGGGCGTGGAGGGTTATGTGGATGCAAGGTATGTGGAGAGGGTGAGCTGAAATGGAGCGCGAAATGATGCAGCTGGAAAGAGAGATCGCGGATATCAAAAAGGACGTAGGCGCCCTGAAGGAGCAGACGAAGACGCTGTTTGGTTTTCAGAAAGAGCAGACGGATCTGGCAAAGTCTGTACACTCCATGGCTCTGAGCATGGAGAAGATGGCCAACGAACAGGGGCACATGAGCAGCGATATCAAGGGGATTCGCTCTGATGTGGACCAGCTCAAAAGCAAGCCTGCGAAAAAGTGGGACGCAGCCGTAAATAAGGTGACGATGGCTGTCCTGGCCGCGATCGTCGGCTTTATCATGGCGAAGCTCGGTATTGTGTAACAGGAGGGATGAAAAATGGAGTTTGATATCATTTCTTTGCTGCAGGAGTATGCGGTACTGCCGGTATCGGCGCTGTGCTGGATTGTAGGCTATGCGCTCAAGCACTATGTGACGAAGCTGCCCAGTAACTATATTCCGCTGATTCTGGGCGCGCTGGGCGTTGTGTGCGTCGTGTGGATCAATATGTCTGTGTCGTTTGAGCTGGTGTTTTCGGGCATATGCAGCGCAGCGCTCGCAGTATGGCTGCACCAGGTAGGCAAGCAGCTCTCGTCGGAAAAAGAGAGCGCGTAAGGAAAGAGGGTGAGGCGAACGCGCAACAGGATCAGCATCATGCATTCAAGTGACTTTAAGCGCTGCCGCGAAAACTGCGGCTTAACGCCTGATGAAGGGGTTGTCATGGATATGCTGCGTCGTGAGTGCAGCCATGTACAGATAGCTTTTGCATTACACGCCTCGACCGCTACCGTAGCACGCAGGCAAAAGAGCCTGTATGCAAAAATAGATATAGAGTTATAAGGATCATCCCGCTCTCCGTGATGGGGAGCGGGACGATTTTGTTTTTGGAGGGAGTGGCAGATGATAAGAAGATGAATAAAACCTGACGAAAAGGTGATAAACGGCGCGGCCAGAAATGTGGGACAATGGTCACGTAAAGAAGGGAGGCGATACCAATGTTCAACAACAGGTCCTATCCTTACGGCGGCTATGGCTCCAATTATCCGCAATACGGCAGCATGGAGCAGCAGGGTATGTATCCTCAGCAGAGCGCGCAGCCCATGATGGGGATGCCGCCTCAGCAGACGCCTCAGCCCATGAGCGTACGCATGGTATCCAGCCGTGAGGAGGCGCTTGCCGTGCCGGTTGACTTCATGGGCAACGCCATCTATATGCATGATGTGGCGCATGGCAGAATCTATCGCAAAGTATGGAATGTGCAAAGCGGAGCAGCGGAATTTGAGGAATATGGCGCTCTTCCTAAAGCGCCCGAACCTATGCCGGCGCCCGTTCCTGCGTATGCGACGGAAGCTCAGGTAAGAGATCTGGAGGCGCGCTTTACGGAACTGGAGAGCTACATCAAGAACAATGTGTAAGGAGGGATGCCTATGATCAATCCTTTGGGGCTGCTGCGCATGCTTCAAGGCGGAAACCCGATGCAAGTATTGTCCGGTCTTGCCGGGCAGAATCCGGCGATTCGGCAGATGATACCGATGGTTCAGGGTAAAAACCCTCAGCAGCTGCAACAAATCGCGGAGAACATGTGTCGCGAACGCGGTATGACCTTTGACCAAGTCGTTAAACAGCTTGGCCTGAAATAATAATCTGCAAGCCATGACGCTCAGGCGGCTATATGGCTGTAAGATAAATATAAGTAAAGGAGATGATATGGAATATGGCAGATAATGATTTTGCGACCGGTTATATGTGCGGTCAGTCTGATGGCGGCGGCATGATGATGCTCAACGGCATGGCTACGCGCGCTGACATCAACGAGGGATTTGCGCTCAACAATATTACCAGCGGCATTACGGGCATTCAGCAGGGAATCTGCGACAGTACGTATGCCCTGACCAACGGCATGAACAACGGTTTCCATAATCAGACGGTGGCCACGATGCAGGGGTTCAACGGTGTTGAACGGGGCTTTTGCGACCTGAGTCATCAGCTGAGCGACTGCTGCTGCGAAAACAAACAGGCGATCGCAGACCTTAAGTATACGATCGCGAAAGAGGCGTGCGACACGCGCAATCTCATGCAGACGAACACCCGCGATCTGATTGACAACCAGAACAACGGTTTCCGTGCGATCTTTGACCGCATGACGCAGAGCGAGATGGATGCGCTGCGCGCCGAAAACCAGAGCCTGAAGTTCCAGGCCTCGCAGTCCGCGCAGAACAACTATCTTGCGGCTATGAGCGACGCGCAGACTGCCGAGCTTATTCGCAGACTGCGCACGCCCGATCCTATTCCGGCGTACACCGTACCCAACCCCAATTGCTGCTACACTCCGCGCTGTGGTTACGACGGCGGATGCGGCCAGCGCTGGGGCTGATGCAACGCATGAGGCAGGACAGTTTGGCTCAGCCATTCCCTGATTAAAAGACAAAAAGGGGCCGGGCGGAGCGCTCGGCCCCTTTATGACGTAAAAAGGAGGATGATTGGAATATGATTAACGCTTTTATTTCTACGCCTGTTGTGGTAGCGGCTGACAGTTCGATTCCCTTTGCGGGCAGCCGCGCGCGGACAAACAACTCCTGCGCCTGCAACGGCGGGTGGCTGCTGCATCAGGACGGCAGCGGCATATTTACCATCAGCAGGCCTGGCCGATATCTGGTGCAGTTTGGCGCCACGGTGACGGCCGAGGTGGCGGGACCTGTATCGGTAGCGCTGAGACTGAATGGCGAAAACATTCCCGGCGCTGTGATGGGCGAAACGATTGACGCGGCAGATGATGAAGCGAGTATCAGCCGCGCGGTGATTGTGGACGTGCCGTGCTACGCGACGTTTACGCTAAGCGCTGTAAATGTTGGTGCGGATGATATCACGATCAACAGCGCGTCGCTGCTGATTGCGCGACTGAGCTAAAGGGGGTGAAGGCATGAGCTATGCAACATGGCAGGCACTGAGAAAGGCCAAGGAAGGCACTGAAATGCGCAGCAGGCGGCGCATAGGCTTTGGGGAGAACGAATCCCCTGAAAGCTATGACGGACGCGACAGACCGCGAAATAACGGCAATGGCGGCGATATGCGCATGGAGAACCGCGAGCGGATGTATGGAGGCGACACGAGCCGGATGGGCACGGACTGGCGTGACCGGCCGCGCGACAATGACACGGAAATGCGCCAGCCCTGGCCGTATCCTGGCCAGCCTGTGTGGCCGCAGGGAAACAGCCAGGGAGAAAAAGGCAGGTATCGCGAGCGACCTGGGAGGCTGGGATATCGCCAGAAGATAGACGACGAGGAAGAGGATGATGACGAAGAAGATGACAAAAGTCGCCGCAGAAAAAGCGCGCGCGTGGGTGGATCGCTGTGGATGGAGCCGGAAGGCGCAGCCATAGAGCCGCTGACAAAGGAGCAGGCGCACGAGTGGGTGGACAGCATGACGGCGCCGGATCCGAACAACAAAGGTAACGGCGGGAAGATTGGCTGGGAGGAAGTTAAGGCGATGGCGGCGAAACACGGCATCACAGACGAGCATAAGCTGATTGAGCTGTATGCGGTCATCAACGCCATGAAGAGCGACTATGCCAAGGTTGCTCAGAAATACGGGGTAGCGTCGCCTGAGTATTATTACGATCTGGCCAAGGCTTTCATTGATGACAGTGACGCCAAGCTGCACAAGGTGGCACGGTACTATAAGTACATCGCTGCAAGGTAAGGCGATGAAGATCTAACGTAATAGAGAGAGATGCTGGCAGCAACGCTGCCAGCATCTTGTTTGCATAAATTTTTGCACAGCAGGCTGTATAAAGAAAACGAAACGCCGGTCAGGGATACCCCGGGGTCAAAAAAAGGAAAGAACGTAGGGAACGCGAACCGGGAGGGTTGCGTCTTAGAGAGTCTTTGGGCAAACCTCAAGGGTGGGCTGAGACAAATTACAAAAATTACAAAACGAAAATGGATTTTGTAATTGAAAAAATAGTGCGCATATAATGAAGTAAAATTTCAAATTACAAAAATTACAGAAATTACAGAAAAAATAATATAGGGTCAAAATTTTTTGGCAAAAGCGATATAAAAATATAGGGGGTATATGTTCAAAAACTGTAATTTTTGTAATTTCTGTAATTTTCCTAGGAATATCAACAAAAATTGAGTTTTCGTTTTGTAATTCCATTTGTAATTTTGTAATTAAGCTTTTGCAGCATGCCATTGAGTGACTACCGTTTTGACTACTTTTCTATAGCAAATAGACGACATTATATAATATATGCATTTTCATAAAAAACAGAAAAAAGGGCGAAAACAAACAAAAAACCACCGAAAACGCTTGGTTTCGGTGGTTTTACTGGCGCGCCCCGCGGGATTCGAACCCACGACCTTTTGATTCGTAGTCAAAAAATAAAATACTATAATTTAGCCTAAAATAAGGGTTTTTTCAGCATGTATTTGCTCATTGACTACCGTTGTGACTACCGTTCACGTATTGTTCTACCAAGGACGCTGCTTTTTGTTCGCGAGCCTCGCTGATGTGATCGTAGATCTCAAGGATCATTTTTTCGTCTTCGTGGCCCATCCACTTTATTGCTATGTTCATGTCGACGCCACAGTCGCGCAACATGGTGCAGTAGCTGTGGCGCAGGTCGTGCGGGCGCACGTCAAATGTTTTCCACGGTGGCAGCTGCTCGCCGGCGAGCAGCTTGGCTTTGTCTTCGGCGGTTTTACCATACCAGCGTTTTTGTGAGTATCCGTTGATATAACACTCTACGGCAAGCACATAGGAGGACCAGGCGCTGTTGAAGGCACTTTCGCTCATCACCCCTTCGCCGCGTTGTCTCTTGGCTACATACCCTTCTATTTCCTGCAGTTCCTGGCGCAGCAGCTGCAGCATAGGAATTACACGACGGCCGGCTTCCGTCTTGGGGCTTTTGACTGTTGGCTGATTGCTTTGGAAAGATACGGCGCTGGTCACGTGGATCGTGCTGGCGTCAAAGTCTACATGCTTGGAGATATTTAGCGCCAGCGCTTCGCCACGGCGAAGGCCGGCATAGCGCATAAGCATAACCACCGGGCGGAAGGGATGCTGTACGTTCAAGATTAACGCGTCTTCCTCAGGCGTAAGCGCACGGTGGCTGCCTTCGGGTCCTTTGTGCGGCCTGGCTGTTTTATCACGCGCAGGGTTCACGCGGATATATCCATCAGCCACTGCGCTGTCAAACAGTGCTACGTAGATGGATTTTGCCTTTTTGATGGCAGAGTTGGAGTATGTAGCGTAGTGATCGCTATACAGTGCCTTAATCATGGTGGGTGTAATCTGCGACAGCAGCTGGGCGCCGTATGCGCGCATTAGCACGTCCAAGTTGCCTGCATAGGCATTATAAGTGCGCTGTGATACGGTTTTTTTGTGCGCCGGCAGCCATGCGGACGCATATTTTTCCACTGTCGGGCAAGTGGTTTGCATTCCTTCCTTTAGGGCCTGTTTGTATTCATCGCGTTTCCGCAGCGCTTCGGCTTGTGTCGTACCATAAAAGAATTTGCCCTGAAACTTTACCGTATACCGGCCATCTGCACGCTTTTTTAATGTTTGACGGGGCATGTGGGCTCCTTGTGTTAAAAGAATCAGTTATTTGACATAATAGATGTCTTTGTCTTTGATCGTCGAGGCGATGCCGGGATATACCCAGAAAAAGTCGGAGTCGCGCTGGAAATTGCTATAAAGCCCGCTTCTATATTCCATGTTTCCCCAAGTGTACGCGGAAAATGCTTTTTTCGTCATGCGAATAGACATGACGTTTTTCATGTTAACATTTCCTTTTTCATCTGTCATATTCGTATTGATTTCAAAGGAAACGCAGTCTACGCCGGGAATTTTGAAAGCATATTGGCAATAGTTAATATAGTCGGACAGCACTATCCGGACGAAATCGGCATTATCCCATACTGAATCTATATAGTCGTATGTAATAGTATAACTTTTGAACACGTCGTTATATTCGGCCTTGACATTGGAAACTTTATACTTTGCTGTTTTTTTGAATAGCTTTACAAGCGAGGCTGAATCTGTCGAATAGGAAGATATACTAATGCTTTGCTTCTTTGTATCGTCTTTGCCGCTGCTGTTGAAGAAGTTGAAGATACATACAAGCAGTATCAGGATTACGATGATTTGACCTAAGCTAAAGCCGGTTTTTTGTTATTTTGTTCAGACATAATACCTCTCCTTTTTTTTCTGATAACTGTAGTTGCGGTGTACTGCATATTATAAACTGATGTGCTCACCTCGACTTCCATCTGTAATATAGCAAGTTTACTTTTCGCTCTTTGTTTTTTTGAACGTGCGCCTACTGACCATCATATCCTGCATCTGGCTGCGGGGCTCAAATGCTGCCAAATCCGCGTCCATGGGGCCGCTTATAGGTACCCATTGAGCGCTGCCGTCGGCTTTTTGCAGGTAAACGCCTGTGCCGGATCCTGACGGCTTATTCAGTATGGAGCGTACCTTACGCTCTATCATGTCATCCAGCTGCGCAACTGATACAGTAACCGTGTTATCTGACGGGATAACTGCATTGCGGGAAACGGCAGCTGCGCTATTGAGCATCAGTACAGGCTCTTTTTGCAGCCTGCTTATGCGCACGGGAGCGCGCATGGCGTAGTCCCGCGGGAGGGGCGTGCGGCCCAGCAGATAGTCGGTAGTCACGTTATACAGGTCGGCCAGCTTAATCAGTTTGTCGATTGTAGGCTTTCTCTCGCCGCTTTCCCATGCCGCGACAGCACGGACAGTCATGTTCAGTTTTTCTGCCAGCTGTTCCTGGGTATAGCCGTTGGCTTCTCTGCAGCGCTTAAACTTGAATTTTTTATAGCTATCATCATTAAGATCGTCGATAGCATGATCACTTTCTTCGTTCGGCATATCTGTGCGTCCAAACAAATAATCCAGTGATACATTAAAATAATCTGCAATTCGGCATTTTACGTCATCTGAAGGCGTAATATTTTGATTTCCTTCATATTTTCCAATAGAAGAACGCTCAACGCCAATTTCGGCTGCGAGCTTTTCTTGTGATATGTTTTTTTGCTTTCTCAGCAGACGCAATCTTTCTGCGAACATTTAACCACCTCTTGAGATATATTATAGTGAAAAATATTCACATTTCAATAAGTGTGAATATTTTTCAGCATTTTGTGTTGACATTCTGAACCATTTTCGCTATAATGTGAAATATATTCAGAAGAAAGGACTTGAATGTATGTGCCCGATCGTCAAAATGCGAAAGAAATGCGCATTAACGCAGACTGATGTAGCGCGGTCTGTAAACGTAAATCGCAGTACTGTCGCTAAATGGGAGGCCGGAAAGGCTTATCCCCGCATTGAGACGCTACAAAAATTGGCAGTACTGTTTCACTGCTCTATGGAAGAATTGCTGCAAATGAAATCCCCGCCCAAGTAATCCGGGCGGGGAGAGAAGGGCAATGGTCAGCGGAAAAGGACGATGAGCAGGGCAATGAAAAGCAAAAATGCTTCTGCGCAGATGGCTAAAACGCAGCGCAAGTTATTTTTGCGCAGACGATGGATATTATCATCCTGCTGCTCAATGGTCTTTTTCCATCCGCTGCGCTCCAGCTGGAAATGCTGCTCGTCCACTTCGCGCTCTTTGCTGTGCGCAGTTTCCATGGCATGATCGTGGAAGCGATGCTGCTCCTCCATTTTTGCGAGCTGGGCTTTATATTGCTCCTGCATGATATCGCGACTTACTTTCAGCTGCTCGATCTGAGCGTTGAGCTGGGCGATATGGCCGGCATAGACGTTTTTGAACCTGTCGAGGATCTCAGCGTGCTCTGCGTGCATGTGCTGCGCATAGGCTTCAAAGTCGGCGATGGTAGCGGCCTTGTTTCGGGGAGGGGCGGGAAGCTCGGGGGCGACCTCGACATGGGGCAGCGTATCCAGATATGCCTGCATGGAGGGCGCCTTGCCGTCAAGGGTGTGCAGCTGATCGGCAAAGTCGATATTTTCGCCCTCAAGCTGGTCGTTAATAAACTCAACGACGCCGTTGACGCCCTTGCCCAAAGCAATGGCGACCTTGAACACAAGCTCGATCTTAGGATCCTGTACCTCGCCGCGCTTGTTGTTTTTCAGTCTGTCAAGGGTTATACCCGTCTCTTTGACGATATAACTATTGCCCACATTGGCCTCATCCTGCCAGCGATTGAAGGTTTTTCCTGTTTTTTCTGGTGAAAAATGGAAGTCAGCCAGCGAAATCTTACTGTTCATAGGGGGTAAAGACTCCTTTTCTTGGTAATAAATGCCTGGAATGGTGTGAAAATACCCCCTGATTACAGGGAGAAAAAACACGACAAAAATGAGAAAATTCACTCTTCCGGGACACCGAGAAGACGGTGTATGCTTGCACCATCAAAGGGGCAGCGCCCAAAGGAGTGATGATATGGCCGGACGCTGGAAGCCACCTCCCCGGGAGCGAGTGGACAGACGCATATGCAGAAAAAACGGACGAAAGCCCGTGCAGTGCGCGGGCAGGAAGGGAGACTGAGTATGTATAACGATGAGAGCCGCCGCAAGGATTTGATGCGCAAAATCAACGCAGCCATGAAACGACAGGACACGCAAACGCTTGAGGAGATTTACGAGCAGCTGCGCGGCCGCTGAGAAAAGAGGCTGATCGTGGATAAACAAAACAGGGAGAACTGGTATAGCCGAGAGGCGCTGATCAGCCAGATCATGCAGCGGCTGCGCAGAATGGACGTGCACGAGCTGGAGCAGGAACTGTGGCACCTGGAAAGATATTGAGAGGTGAAGTGTAATGAGTGAAAAAAAGCAAATTCTTCTGCGTTTGCCGGAAGCCCTGTATTGGGAATTGCGAGAGGAAGCTGCGGTGCACGGAGCCAGCGTGAATGAAACCGTGATCAGACTTCTTCGAGAGGCTCTTTCACAGAAATGACGCCGTTTTCGCTTTCGTAGGCTTGAACCGCCTGCTTAATGAGCGCCTCTATTTGCTTGTTTACGGAGCGGCCGTCGGCGGCCGCAACAACCTTAAACTTGGCCATGAGCTGCTTGTTAATGCGCAGCGGATAAGGATTATCCTGCATAAAGCGACCTCCCACTAAATTTTGATACAACCATTGTATCAAATAGATATCATTTTGAAAAGTATTCAAAAAGATATCAAAAAGAGCTTGACAGGAGCGCATTCTAAAGATATCATATAGATATCACTTGGAAAGAGGTGGAAGGATGGTACGATTTCTGCTGAATGTGACCGAGCGCATGCATGATGCGTTGAAGAAGGTCGCTAAAGAAGAAGGACGCACCCTGAATGGCTTGATCAGAGATATCTTGTGGGAGTGGCTGGAAGAAAGAGAGGCTGAAAGGCATGCGCGACCTGACTAACCTGGACTGGGGCCGTGCGCGAAGCATGATGCACGACAAGATGATGGAATATGCCGCTCACGGCATGATGGGCCATATCTCCATTGAGTGCCGCATTTTGCCGCTTAAGCGCCGGTATGACCGGGGAGAACGCAGCGAAAGGCTGTATGACGAAATTATGAAACTATGAGGCGCGCTGCGCCGGGAGGGCCAAGATGGATAAGATGCTTAATGCCGAACAGGTTGCCGGGATTGTGGGCTGCTGCGAAAGCACCGCCTATGCCCTGATGCGTAAAATGCCGCACTTTTCGCCGCCCGGCCGCGGCGAGCGCAAGCTGATCCGCGTGTGGCAAAGCGATTTGCTGACGTTTATTGCGCAAAACACCATAAACCCTGCCGCCCCTCAAAAGGGCGGCAGGAAGCCGGCGCCCAGGATGTCCAGCAATGTCCTGGATCCGGAACTTTTTGAGCCTGACGGACGACTTAAGCGCCGCCGGGCATGACGATAGATGACCTGATGCTTGGAAAGGAGGGCACGGCACATGACGCTGGATGAATTTCTGGGGCGGTTGCGCGTTAAGCAACGCAGCGAAACGGGAAACAGCAAGTGCTGCTGCCCTGCGCATGATGACCGAAACGCGAGTCTGGACGTATTTGTCGGTACGACCAACCCTGACAGCAAATACCCCGGGCTGCGCCGCATCTTCTTTAATTGCCATGCGGGATGCGGTTATATGGCAGTACTGAACGCGATGGGGCTGCAGCCCACCGATCTGTACATCGATCCGATTCCGGAAGAAATGAAGAAAGGGCGCGGCAGAGAGTCCGCAAAGCCCTACGTGCCGCAAGGTCAGAGAGCGCCGGCGGCGAAGAAAAAGGAAAATCCCCCCAAACAGTACATGAGCTACGAGGCTGCATTTGGCTTTATAGGGAGGATAGAGAGGGTCTACCATTACGTAGACAAAGACGGCAAGCCGACCTTTGATGTGATAAGGATTTGGGAGCCGGCCAAGGGAGACAGTCCCGCAAGTAAGACATTTCGCCAGAGCAGGCGCGTATATCCGGACAGAGAGTTTCCGATATATGCACAGACCAGCGATCTGCCAGAGGAGCAGAGAGATGTATTGTATCGTTTGCCCGAGATCCTAGAGGCGATCCGGCAGCAGAAAACGATTGTTGTGGTCGAAGGCGAAAAGGACGTAGAGACGCTGGTTAATCGTGGCATAGAGGCAACGACGCATGCCGGCGGCGCTGACAAGCGTAAAAGTAAGTGGCATCCCCTGCACAGCGAGTATCTGCGCGGCGCGGATGTGTTGATTCTTTGTGACAACGACGAGCCCGGGCAGGCGCACGCACAGACTGTGGCTGGCATGCTCAAGGGTGTGGCGCGGCGCGTAAGGCTGGCCGACCTCAAGATGGTATGGCCGGAGATTCCCACTCACGGCGACGTCAGCGATATGCTGGCTGCGCTGGGTGAGGACAGGTGGGCCGCGGCCATGGAAAGGCTGATCAAGGAAACACCTGATTACGATGTGGAAAACCGCAGCAGTCTCAGCGGCATGACGGCTGTGTACAGTCGGGTCATGGGCTATGAGATCTGCGATAACTGTATTTGCCAGAGCACGGCAGACGGGCCGAAGCGACTGGCAAACTTCAGCGCCATACCGAGCGTCGAAATTATGCGCGACGATGGCGATGAAATCATGGTGGAGTATGAAATGGACGGCTTCAGCCGCGACGGCAGGCCGTATCCCCGCTGCCGGTTGACGATGTCGGAGTTTCAGAACAAGCAGCTGCTTTGGCCGCAGAAATACTGGGGCCTTGGCGCTACGGTGCTGCCGGGCAGCACGGTGAGTGCGAAAGTGCAGTATGCCATCAGCGAGGCGGGCTATCAGGGCGTCGATCGCAGGGTGGAATACACGCATACCGGCTGGCGCAAGATTGCCGGAAAGTGGGCGTTTTTGTATGATGGCGGCGCGATCGGCGCGGAGGGCGTGAGCGTAAAGCTTGACAGCGGCCTGCAGCGCTATACGCTTGATGGCGGCAAGGAGGTAAAGGTGCGCGACGGCGCGCTCTGCACCTGGCAGATGCGCAACGTCATGGCGCGGCATGTGTATGTGCCGTTGATTGGCATGATCTTCCTGGCGCCGCTCAGAGAGTTTTTAAACGATGTGGGCGCGACGCCGGACGTTGGGCTGTACCTACGGGGCGCGACGGGGAGCGGAAAGACGGTATCGAGCGCGCTGGCGCTGAGTCACTTTGGCGATTTCCGCTATAATCTGCCGCTGCCGGGCTCCTTCCACGACAGCGCAAAGTCCGCGATTGTCAAGGCTTTTTATCTCAAAGACATGCCTTTTCTGGTGGACGATTTCCATCCGTCCGACGAAAAGGACAGACGCACGATGAACGCCATGGCGCAATGGATGCTGCGCGCGATCTCCGGCATGGGGCGCAGTACGCTGTCTGCCGATCAGACGCTCAAGAGCGTGCGGTCGCCCCGGTGCATAAGCATCATGACGGGCGAGGATTTACCTGACGTTGGCGCAAGCGGCGTGGCGCGACTGTACATTGTCAACATGCGCGCGGCGAACGAAAATACCGGCTATGCTGGAGACGTGCCCAAAACGGAGGAGCTGACGACTATGCAGGAAAAGGCACGAAACGGGTATTTGCAGGCGAGTATGCGCGGGTACATTAAATGGCTGGCTGCCCAGGCGGACAAGCTGCCCGGGATACTGGAAGAAGACTATAACCGGCTGCGCACGTACGCCATGAAAAACGCGCCCGGCCAGCACGCGAGACTGCCCGGGGCGCTGGCGCATATCATGCTTGGGTACTCGAGTATGCTCAGGTATTTGCGCGATATGGACGTGATGAGCAGCGAGCAGATGGTGACAGAGATACAGGATGGCTGGCGCGTGCTGCTTGACGCGGGCAAGGCGCAGGCGGTCGAAATGTCTGAGGAAAAGCCTACGCAGCGGTTTATGGACCTGTTGTCCGATCTGGTGCTCAGCGGCCAGCTGACAATGATCGCCAAGGAAAAGACAGCACATGCCAACACGAACATGGGCGGCTATAAGGACAGCGCGTATTATTACTTCCTTCCCGATCGCGCGTATGCGGAGGTCGTGCGTTTGTCCTCGCTGCAGGGCGCAACGTTTGCGCTTGGACGGCGCCAGCTGTTCAAGCAGATGAAGGAAGAAGGTCTGGTCATGGCGGACGCCGATGGCAACCCCACCAAGCCCGTCACCATACAGGGCAAGAGCAAGCGGTGCTTGTGCATTATGCGGCACCTGATTGACGGCGAGGATATGTCGCGCGATCAGCAAACGGGGATGCAGATCGTTGAGGAACAAGTAAAATTTGATTCGTAATAACGCCAAATGCGTCAGCGCTGTCGCATTTGAATAATAGGAGGTAGACAGAAATGCAGGATACGGGATTGTCGACGGATTTGACGCTGGATCAGATCGAATTTCGCATACACGAGCATGTGTGCGGGGCGTGCGAGGATCTGCTGGCTGTGGGCCGGCTGCTCAATGAGGCGAAGGACGGGGGCCTTGTGCCGCACGGGCAGTGGGCGGACTGGGTCAGGCAGCATACGGGCTTTAATGCGCGCACGGCGCAGCGGCTGATGCAGACCGCCCGAAGCGTGCCGTCCGGCAGCCGGTTAGAAAGACTGCCGATCAGTCAGGTGCAGGCGATTCTGGCGCTCCCGGATCCCGAGGCGCAAATGGAAATGGCGCAGCGTGCGGAGGAGGAAAGCCTGACGCTGCGGCAGCTGCAGGAAGAGATCCGCAAGGTGAAGGGGCAGAACGACGTACTGCAGGAACAGGCCAAAGACCTTTTACGGGAACGGCAGGCGGCAGAAGAACTTTTGCGCGAACAACAGCGCGCCGCTTCTGACGTTTCAATGCAGGAAGCGCAAAAGCTGGCCGAAAGCCTGGCGCAGGAAAAGCTGGGACAGGCGCTGTGCGATCAGGGCGAAAAACTGGGGGCTGAAATCGATGCATTGCGCGAGCAGCTGCGCCGTGCAGAGGAAGAGGCTGACGCTCAGGCTGAGAGCGCTCAGGCGCTGCGCGAAAAGCTGCTGCAGGTGCAAAGCGCGCAGGGGCACGAGGAAAAGTCTGAGAGCAGCTGGACAGCCAAACGCCTGAATGAATGCATTCAGCGCTTTCTCGGCGAAGTGAGCACTTTGCCCTATCTGCCGGACGTCGCGGCCTGGCCGCGCGCTGAGCGCGAGGCGCTGATCCGCGACGCGTTTGACCGACTGGGTGACTTTAACGTCCGCATGCGCCGTCTGCTCATCAGCGAAAACATGCAGGCTGACGGGGAGGTGCGATAAGTGGATCTGATCGTGCAGAAAACGCAGGATCTGAGCACGCTGACCCGTGAGGAATTATGCACGCTGGTGGGAGCGCTTGTGGATAACCAGCGGGAGCTGGCGTCCAGTCAGCAAAGGATGCTGCAGGAAATGCAGCTCATGCGGCGCAGCATTCAGCAGCTGATTCGCGTATCCCCTGCACAGGCGACGCAGCTGAACCGTCTGATGCGCGAAACGGCGGAAAAGCTGGTAGCACGCTACCGTGTGGAGCATATGGAAAAAGCGTCGACGCTTGTTGCAAACAGCATTCGCCGGGATGTAAGGCTGCGCGCCGGCATACAGAGTATGCGCGAGCTGCCACGCTGTGAATTTGAGGCGTATATGGACTATATTGCCCTGTGGGACGATTACAAGACGATCAAGGCCCTGCGGACGCGGGCGGAAAGGCGGTAAGGGATGGCATTAACCAGGCATGAAATACTGCGCGGCCTATCTGTGGAAAAACCACTGCATCGGACGGATGAGAGCTTTCGCATCCAGAGCGTGCCGGACCGGGTAACGGTGCAGCAGCTGGTGCGCAGCTACCTGTGCCTGGGCATAGACTCGCCGTGCAGGTCGTGTCAGTCGCTGTGCAGGTATGGGCGCGAGTGGCTGCAGGCGCTGGATAGTGGAAACGTACCCGAAAAATATAAAAAGGAGGTAGCCGCGCAACGTGTACGCGAGGCGAAAGCAAGGATGAGAACCCCTGATTTGACGGCGGATCTGCTCAGGGAAAAGGGAGAAAGACTGAACGACCCTGATCTGATCGCCGCGGCCATGGTCGTGGAAGAGCTGAGCGACCAAAATGAAAACAAGCGCAAGCGCCTGGAGAAAGCGGCGCATCGTCTGTCCGCTGAAAAGAAGGCGGGCATCAGACGGATGCGGGAAGCGCTGATCCTTTTGACGGCGTACACGGGGTATCGGCTGGTTCCGTTTCAGTATGAAGATAAGGTACTCAAGACCATCAACGACTGTCTGGGCGTCAAAAACGCGAGCCTGGATTTGAGTGAGGAAGAGCACGGCGTTGTGCGTGCGAAACTGAGAAACGCTGTCGGCGAAGTGATTGCCAGAGCCTTTGGACAGGCAACGGAGGAAGAAGAATGACGGTAACAGGAATGCTTATACTGGCGTGCTGCGTGCTTATTGGCGTTGGCGCTTACATGTTGGGGTATGCGCGCGGCGTAGACGCGGGGTATGATCGAACGATCAGCTTTATTGAGGATAAATTTCCTGAGGCGTATGCTGTCATCGTGCGTGAGGTGGACAACAGATGACTGCTGATATAAGAAAAGAAACTCCCCCGGTACGCTGCGGCAGCTGCGGATATCGGCGTGTAGAAAACGGCGTGCTGCGCTGTCCCTATATGACGATAGACCTGGATGCGGACGGCTATTGCAGCAAGGGGAAAAATGACGATCAGGCCGGGCCGTACAGCGAGCGTGTGTAGCTATTCCCTTTCTCATGCGGCGGCCTCGGTAACGCGCGTTGGTGGTGCGCGGAGCTGGCGGCGGGAGCAGGGACGCCCGCTGAAGGTCGTGGCGGCCCGGCTGAATATATGTAGCACAATTATACAGAAACAGAAATGTCAAACTCGTTAACCGACGAAATATTAGCAGAAGCAAGAAAGGGATATTAAGCATGTGTCAATTCAAATCAGCGATTGTCCTTAAAAACCGTGTCTTTGTCCCGGACTACGACAGCCACAGCGACATGCTCAAGGAGCTGCACATCGAGGACGACTACATGCACGCCAGCACGCAGTTTGTGCGCGTGGAGCTTTCACCGCCGGACGGCAACCGTATGAGCGATATTGACGGCTGGAAGCTGAAGGTGGATCAGGATATCACCCCCGACTGGTGGGATGAAAAGGCCGATCTGCCGCGCATCAAAGAGGCGATCAAAGACTGGCGCGTCGCGCGAACGCTCAAGGGCGGCGAACACGAAGTAAAGGACGGCGTATGGTTTGCCACCGACAGCGCCACGGTCAGGGCCACCGGCAGCGCCACGGTCAGGGCCTACGACAGCGCCACGGTCAGGGCCTACGACAGCGCCACGGTCAGGGCCTACGACAGCGCCACGGTCAGGGCCACCGACAGCGCCACGGTCAGGGCCACCGGCAGCGCCACGGTCGAGGCCACCGACAGCGCCACGGTCGAGGCCTACGGCAGCGCCACGGTCAGGGCCACCGGCAGCGCCACGGTATGGGCCACCGACAGCGCCACGGTCGAGGCCACCGACAGCGCCACGGTCGAGGCCTACGGCAGCGCCACGGTCAGGGCCTACGGCAGCGCCACGGTCAGGGCCACCGACAGCGCCACGGTCGAGGCCTACGGCAGCGCCACGGTCGAGGCCTACGGCAGCGCCACGGTCGAGGCCTACGGCAGCGCCACGGTCAGGGCCACCGACAGCGCCACGGTCGAGGCCTACGACAGTGCCACGGTTATTGTTTCGGCTAAATACAGCGAGAATGTCAAGGTAGAGTGCTGCGGTGAAGCGGTGTGTGTGGACAGGAGAAACCATTCAATCAAAAGCCAGGTATCATGGATTCAGGGTGGGAATGAGAAAACGGTAAAGGCTTCTGCGGAAAGGAGTGTCCCATGAAAAACAGTGTAAAGAATCAAAAAATCCGTCTGGGCGTGATGTGCTGCTATGGAATTGATGGGCATGGGTGCGGCGATTGTCCGTACTACAAGGCACAGGGGCTGGAAGAAATGACGTGTGATTTTGAACTGGCTGACGACGTCCTGGCGCTGATCGGCGCGCAGGCAGCGGAAAGGAGCGACGCCGGGGAATGAATAAGATATTTATTGTTGGCAATCTCACGCGCGATCCGGAGCGGATCCAGTTTGACTCGGGAAAAGTCAAGGCGACGTTTACTGTGGCCGTGAATCGTTTGCATGACCGGGAAAAGGCGGATTATTTTACGGTCGTAACGTGGAATGCCTTGGCGGAGAACTGCTGCAAATATCTTGCCCAGGGCAAAAAATGCGCGGTGGCTGGCAGTCATGAAGCGCGCAGCTATGAAAAGGACGGAGCAGAGCGCACGGTATGGGAGGTCAATGCAGACAGCGTTGAATTTTTAAGCCCTGCGCAGCGATAATGAAGGAGGTGGACGTAATGCTGAGCGCGGACCTGATGGAAATGTGCAGATCGTATGAGCAGGATATGCAGGAACTCAGACGCCATGCGGACTTGCTGCATGACATGGCGGGTAGTCTCAGTGTTTCCACCGATGGCAACGCGGGCGGGGGGCAGGGCGTCAGTGATCGGACGGGGCGCTATGCGCTTAAGCTTGCGGAAGCGGAAGAAATTATCCTTGTGCGGGGGCGCATGCATGAACATGAGCAGGAGGCTGTGTGCCGTCTGATTGAAGGAATTGGGCCGCTGGAAGGGCGGGTACTGCATCGCTATTATGTGCGCGGGGACACGCTGCAGGGGGTGGCGAAAAAGCTGAGTTACTCTGTGGAGTATGTTCGCAGAAAGCGCCGACAGGGGCTGGATATGCTGCCTCAGAGCGTGCCGGATGGATATTTACCCAAAGAATACGCAAAATGGCATCGCCGGTATCAGCGCTACGCAGCCAAAATCTTTGTGCAATGAGCACAAAAAGTTGGGGGTCAGTTGTAGTCAGTTGGTTCATGTAGAAAAGAGTTGAAAAGAGTTGAAAGCAGTTGGGGTTGTGTTCCGTGTCAAGATGTGATAAGAGTATAATGCACGAGAAAAAGGCCGACCCGTTTTATAAGAGCGGACCATGGCGCGCCGTCCGGCAGCAGGCGCTTGATCGTGATCTGGGTCTGTGTCAGGAGTGTCTCAGACGCTTTTATCAGGGACAGGTTATCAAAGTGCAGGACGCTGTGATGGTACACCATATCAAGCCGAGGGAGGAATACCCAGAGCTTGCGCTTGATATCAATAACCTCGAATCGCTGTGCGATAAGCACCACAACTACTTCCACCCCGAAAAAGGCAATAAGCCGAAAACGGATAAACGAGACGCGCCCCGGGCGCGGATCATAAAACTGTGACAAAGGAGGAGTGCAATGAATGAGCAGCTGAAATGCACGCACCTTGAATTGCTCCGCGCGGATCCGCAGGCAGCAGAGCTTTATGAGCGTGTATGCGCGCAGGCGCTGCTGAACAATGGCGGTATCAGCGACGCTGCGCAACAGATCGCCTATATGATTGCCGATCAGGAAATACTGGCCAACAAATACCGCGAGGACATCCGCCGTCACGGCGTACGTGAAAAATGGTACAACGGCCGGCAGTCGGGCGAGCGGGAAAACAAGAGCTGCGCGGCGCTGAGAGCCTGCTGCGATACGCAAAGAAAGCTCATGGCAGAGCTTAAAATCACTCCGGCGTCAGGCGGGTTTGGCGGAAGCGGCGGTGCAAGCTCCGGGGGGTTTGAGGACTTTTGACGGCAGTTGAACGCATGCAAGCGTATGTCGCAGGCGTGCTCAGCGGCGAGATTGTCGCCTGTGAAAAAGTGAAAATGGCATGTGCCCGGCATATCCGGGATATGAAAAACAGCGAAGCGCCCGGGTATCCCTGGCGCTTCGATCCTGTTTTGGCCAGCCGTCCTGTGGATTTCATGGAGCGGTTTATCAAGCCTACAAAGGGCAATTATGATAAGCTTTTGCTCATGCCCTGGCAGTGCTTTGTGCTGTGTTCGCTCTACGGCTGGGTCAGCAAAAAAACAGGTCTAAGGCGATTCAAGGAAGGATTGATATTGGTTGGACGCGGCAACGGAAAAACAACGTTTGTATCGGGTCTGCCGATCTACGCTATCAGTAAAGACAACGAACAGGGTGCGGAAGCGTACCTGCTGGCCAACAGTAAAACGCAGGCTAACGACACGATCTTTAAAATGTGCACAGAGCAGATTCAGGCGTCTCCGCAATTGCGGGGGCGCTTTCGCGTTCTGCGCACGGCCATTCACTATGACAAGACGGGCGGCATTATTCAGACGCGCGCCAATGACTCAACCAAGCTGGACGGTCTGAGCACGCACCTGGGCGTGTTTGATGAGATCCACGAGTATCGTACATACAAGGTGATTAACGTCATTCAGCGTTCGCACAACAAACGCATACAGCCGCTGGACGTATACATATCCACCATGGGCTATGTACTGGACGGTCCGCTGATGGACTTTTACGCGCGGTTCACAGACGCCATGCTGGAAGAGCCGCCCTTCCCTCAGAGCGTGGCGGACAGTATGTTTACGTTTATTTGCGAAATTGACAAAGATGATCGGGTAGATGACGAAAGCTGCTGGATCAAGGCCAACCCGTCGCTGGGTGTGCTGCTCAGCATGGAAACGCTCAGGCTTGACTACGAGCGCAGCCGCGGTACGCCCCGCATGCTGGCGGACTTTATCACCAAGCAGCTTAACGTCATGGTGGATGCGGCCGACGCCACGTTTGTGGACGCTTCCGTGATGGGGCGCAACAAAAAGACCATTGGCCCTGACACGCTGCTGGGCCGGCGCTGCTATGGCGGATTTGACCTGAGTGCGCGCGAGGACTTTACGGCAGCGGCGCTGCTCTTCCCGCTGGATGACGGCAGTTTCTATGTGATGCATCACAGCTGGGTACCGCGGGCCAAGGTCGAAAAGGATAACGAAAAGATTGACTATTACGGTTGGGCGATGCAGGGATACCTGACGATTGTGGAGGGCGAATATGTGCAGCAGGAGCTGGTATATGACTGGTTCTGCGAGCGTGTGAAGGACTACGCAATTCAGGGGATTGGATATGACCCGGCCAATGCCGTAACGCTCACGCGCATGCTCAAGGAACGCGGGTTTGATATGACGATCATCCGTCAGGGGCCGCTGACGCTCAACGATCCGATGAAGGATGTGCGCGAGCAGCTGCTTGGTGGCAAGATCATTACCAACAACGACCCCATGCTCAGATGGTATCTGGGCAATGTCCGGCTGCGTAATGACTACCGCGACCGGGAAAAGGAAAACTGGATGCCCACGAAAAAGAACCGGTATCGCAAGATTGACGGTTTCATGGCATGGCTGGACGCGCATGCGCTGTACATGCATCTGTGTCCGACCCGTGGGCAAATGGATTTTTTGCCGCAGATCACGGTGATCGACCTCAAGAAGCGACGCCAGGAGCGGCGCGCATAATCGCAGAGAACGCTGATAAGGCGTTTTTTTTATTACGGAGGTGAAACCCCATGGCGCTATTCAAGAAAAACCGACCCGCCTCCCGTGCGCGGGACAAGCCTGTGAAGAACAAGGCGGAGGGAGCCTTTGATTTTTCGCGGCTGCGGATGGTCACTAAAACGCGCGCGGACTATACCATGACAACGAGTGAAGGCATATATGCGGCCGTCAGCCGTATTGCCAACACCATGGCTGCCATGCCCATGCATTTATACAAGGATGGCGTCAAGCAAAAGGATCACGACCTTGAGCGGCTTGTGGCCTACGCGCCCAACCCCTCGATGACGCCCAGTCAGTTTCGGCAGACGATGCAGGCTGTGTGCGGAAATGAAGGCAATGCCTACGCCCTGATTGTGCCCAAACGCAACGACCAGGGCATAGAGCGGCTTGACGTATTGGATCCTGCGTATGTAACGCCGCACCGGGAAATTGAAACGGGAGAAATCTGGTACAGGATTTATAACCCCAATACGCCCAAGCGCGCGGAAATGTGGGTGGACGATTCAAGAATGCTTGTGATCCGCCATATATCCGCCAATGGGCTTAAGGGCATACGCCCGGTGGATGTGCTGCGCGGCACAATTGAGTATGACCAAAAGGTCAAGGAGTTTTCCTTAAGGCAGCTTGAAAACGTGAACGCCGGCATTATCCTGACGCTGCCCAACAGCGCAACAATGGATCAGGGACGAAAGACCGCAATGGTTGAGCAGTTCCTTGATACCTACGATGACAGCGGCGGCCGCGTATGCCTGCTGGAAGGCGGCATGACGGCCACGACCTTTAATCAGTCTCCCGTTGACGCCAAGGTGCTTGACGTGGAGCGCATCAGCCGCAACCGCATTGCTACGGTCTACAACATCCCCCCGCATATGATGGGCGACTACCAGGATACGAGCTATTCGACGGCAGAGCAATCGATGCTTGAGTATCTGCAGCTGACGATGCTGCCTATTGTCGTTCAGTGGGAGGATCAATTCAACCGCAAAATCCTGACTTGGGAGCGGATGAAGGAAGGCTATGCTTTCCACTGTGACATGGAGGCGCTGCATCGCGCCGACGCCAGCACGCAGGCAGAGGCTGAGCAGAAAGCACTGCGCAACGGCAAGATGACGATCAATGAGATCCGCGAGCGCGCGTATTTGCCGCCTGTTGAGGGCGGCGATCAACCGCTGATTTCCCGCGATCTTGCGCCGCTGCAGCTGATTCTGAGCGGAAAGGAGGAAACCGCATGAAATTCTGGGCAGCCCTCGAGCAGCAAAACGTGCTGCGCATCGAGGGCGAAATCGCCAGCGAAAGCTGGTTGGGCGATGAAGTGACGCCCAAGCAGTTCAGGAATGATTTGAATAAGCTGAAGGGTGATATCACCGTGTATATTTCCAGCCCTGGCGGCGACGTGGTGGCGGCCAGTCAGATCTACACCATGCTCAAAGAGCACAAGGGGCACGTAACCGTGATGATTGACGGCGTTGCTGCCAGCGCGGCCAGCATTATTGCCATGGCCGGCGATACGGTGAAGATGTCGCCTGCAGCGTACATGATGATCCATCGCGCCGGCACGGTTGCTTGGGGAAATGTGGACGCCATGGATGAAGCGGCGCGCATGCTGCGCGAGATTGACGACGGTATTATCCTGGCGTATCAGACGCGCAGCCATTTGAGCCGCGACGAACTGCTTGACCTGATGAAGAAGGAAAGCTGGCTGAATGCCAAATCTGCGCTGGAGTACGGGCTGATTGATGAAATCGCCTATGCCAAAGCGCAGGCGGAAGAAGAGGCAGCGGGCGCTGAAGCGGCTTTCAGGCACGGCGTCGTATACGCTGCCGCCAACCGAAACGCGCTGTATGAGCGCGTTTTTTCAATGCAGAAAAAGAGCGGGCCGTCTCAAGATGATGTGGCCAGCGAGGCCGCGCGAGCGCGTCTCAGGCTCGAAATGACGCTCATGGCCGAATAAGGCCTGACAAATAAGGAGGAAACACGATATGCCTAAATCCATTACCGATCTGCGCGAGCAGCTGCGCGACATGCAGGATGAGCTCAAGCGCCTGACCAATGAGGCCATGCGCGCCGCCGACGATAAGAATGCGAGCGCCGAAGACCTTGAAAAACACCGCAACGCTGTGAAGGCGCAGAAAGCGCGCATGGATGTAGTGCGCGACGCCATCAGGGATCAGGAGGGCGCTCAGGAAGAAAAGAAGCCTGAGGGTGAAAACAAGTCCCTTACCGCGCTGCGCAAGAGCAACGAATATCACCGCGCTTTTGCCGAGGCCATGCGCCGCGGCCTCTCTCCCGCGCAGGCGTGTCCCCGTGACAGTCTGAGCATTCTGTATGACGCGCTGACCATCAGCGGCGGCGACACCCCCGGCGAGGATGGCGGTTTCCTGGTGCCTGAAGAGGGCGACACGCAGATCCGTGAGATGATGCGCTCGATGGGCGATCTGGGCCCGCTGTTCAACGAGGAAACGGTCAGCACTAACCGCGGCTGGCGCGTGTATGACAAGGCGCCTGAAAAGGGCTTTAGCAAGCTGACGGGCGAAGCGGTGGAAGACTCTGTGCCCATGGACGATCAGCCGGAGTTTGGCCGCGTCGACTTTACGGTGGATACCTACGGTCTGAACCTGCCTGTCAGCCGCGAACTGATGCAGGATGAAGACGCGAACCTGCTCGCCTATATCTATCGCTGGCTTGCCAAAAAGCTGGTGCTGACGCGCAACAGCATTCTGCTGGGTCATCTCAATGAGCTCAGCGGTACTGCGATCAATGCGGGCACGGACGCCGACGTTATCAAGGGTGTAAAAAAGCTGCTCAACGTCACGCTCGATCCCATGCTGAGCGTGGATGCGGCGATTATTACCAATCAGGACGGCTTCCATGCGCTGGATTCCCTGATGGACGAAAACGGCCGTCCTCTGATCCAGGTGGATATCAAGGACAGCGGCTTTACGGTATTTGGCGGCCGCAGGGTGCACGTGATGCCCAACCGTCTGCTCAAGTCCGAGGGCGGAAACGCGCCGCTGTTTGTGGGTAACTTCAAGCAGTATGCCACGCTCTTTACCCGCATGCCCATGGAGATCGCCTCGACCGACGTGGGCGGCAAGGCCTGGCGTTCCAACAGCGTTGAGATCCGCGCCATCACGCGTATGGGCAGCAAGGTGTTTGACACGGAAGCTGCGGTCAAGGCGACGCTGCCCATTGCTGAATAAGCCATGCGCCGGGGCGTTTATACGCCCCGGCAACGAAAGGATGTGAGCGTATGACGGTAAGCCTGGATGACTGCAAGCGTTTCGCGGGCATTGTAGGGCATGACGACGATATCGTCATGCAGCTGTGCATGGAGAGCGCCATGGAGTATATCGCGGACTCGGGCGTGCCGGAAAGCGCCAGGGAAAGCAGCCGTTATGCTCTGTGTACGTACATGCTGGCCGCCCACTACTATGACCACAGAAGCGAGATCGCCGAAGGCACGAACGCTGTGGCTGTGCCCAGCGGCGTGGTAACGCTGATCCTGCAGCTCAAGGCGGGGAAAAAGGAGGCGCAGGCGTATGGCGCTACGTAATGCGGGACAGCTCAGACACTGGGTGGAGCTGCTCAAGCCCGTAGAAAAGGGAAAGGACCGCTATAACCGCGAGGTGATCCGCTATGAGGCGGTGTTGCGCGTTCCCTGTGCGGTACGCGACATGTCGGCGCGGGAGTACCTGATGCAGGACGCTGCCGTGCGCGAAAAGGTCGTGACCTTTTCCATGCGCTCGCAGCCCTTTTTGCGGGAGGACATGCGCATAGGCTTTCGCGGACAGCAATACGATATCCTCTACATTAACCATCTGGGCTACCATGGCCAGTTTATGGACGTCAAGGCCAGACTGGTTGAAGGGCAGGCGGTGAGCTATGGCGAGAATAAGCGGTGATGTCTGGGACACGTTATACAGGAGTCTAAGGAATGCGGAAAAACGTGTGCCTGGAATACTCGACAAGGCTATAGAGAAGTCGGGTGAAATATATACAGAGGAAACAAAAAACACAATCGTAGGTCTGGGCATGAAGCGGACAGGCGTTCTGAAAGACTCAATTAAACCAGGTTTAGTCTACCGGACTCCGGATGGTCGGAGGTTGGAGGTGTGGCCTCAGGGGACACGTTACGATAAGAAGCACCCAAAAGGGGAACGGAACGAGATCATAGGTTTTGTTAATATTCATGGTCGCAAATACAGATATGCCATGGAATATAACGAAAGACTGGGAAGAGATGTACGTGTCCGCTATACATCTCAAAGAGGCTATGTAGGGAAAAACTACATAGCCATGGCTGATCAAAGAGCAGGGCCTAAAGCTGTAAAAGCGATTGAGGAAATGCTGCAGGAGGCGTATAAGGAATGAACTACAGCATAGACGACATGCATGCTGCACTGCAGGATGTGCTGAGTAGTGTGACGCAAACGCAGCTGGGCGTGTTTGACACGTATGCGGATACGCAGATCGTGTTCGACCTGCAGTCTTTGCAGCTGGGCGGATGGGAAAGCGGCCGTCCGCGCATTGCATACGGCACGTATAACGTGCAGGTGTACCAAAAGAACTATGATCCTGAGCTGCCCATGCGCGTGATCGCGGCATTGCTGGCCCACAAAATGGGCGCGGCCATGAACGGAGAAGCGTATGAGGACAGCGCGGGCTATACTGTGGCGGGGCTGACGGCCTCGCTCTGGAAGGAGATTGACTATGGCAGTAAATAACCCTTTGATCGTGGACGTTGGCGAAGTGCTGCTGGCTGATCGATCGGTGACTGAGGAGGGCGTTGTGGAATACGGCGCGCCCAAGGCGGTCTGTACGGCGGCGTCCATCAGCGTGGCATACACCAAGGGCAAAACCGTTGTGTATGAAAGCGGGGTCGCGGTGCTCAACCGTTCCTATGTGAGTAACGCCGATGTAACGGTGCAGACGAGCACGATGAGCCTTGCTGACCGCATGTCGCTGTATTACGGTCTGACCGCGGGCACGGACGGCGTATTTGAGGAAGGTGCGGACACGGATGCGCCCTCTGAAAAGGCGCTGGGCTACTGGTTCCTGCTCAGCGACGGCAGCTATTATTGCACCTGGTGGTACAACGCATCTGCGCAGCCTGCAGACGAAAGCGCGAAGACGAGCGACGATACTGGCCCCAAGGTCACGCCCAACGATATCGTGATCAGCTGCGTCAAGGACCCGGTGCTGCGTCTGCGCAGACGCATCAAGATCTGCAAGACGGAAGAGGAGCGCGCGGAATTCTTTGACGCCGTACGCCCTGCCGCCTGATAACAAACAACAAATTTGCGGGGAGACAGTCGGTCAATGGATTGTCTCCCCGCTTTCTTTGGAGGTATGAATGGAAACAAGCATGAACATGCGAGCGACGCCGCACGAGGCTGAGCTTGGCGGGAAAAGATATCAATTGCTGTTTGACATGGCAGCCTTTGCCTGCGCAGAGCAGGTATATTACATGGAGTACGGCCGCAAGTGCAACTGCGGCGAAATCATCATCGACATGCTGGACGGGCTGACGTCCGCGCTCATGGCGCTTACCTACGGCGCGCTCAGATCGGGCGGCGCGGGCATGAGCTATCGTCAGTTTGCGCAGGAAATTATGACCTACACGCAGTATGACGCGCTATTTGACGTAGCGGAAAAGGCGCTGATCCAGGCCATGGGCGTTGAGGATACGAAAGAGCAGGCGCAGGAAGACGCAAAAAACTGACCTTCCCGTGGGGGAAATATGTCGATACGTACATGACCCTCACGGGAGAAAAAACCCTGCGGCATTTTTGGCAGGAGTCGCCCCGGTCTATCCTGTACCTTGCTGACAGGATACAGAAAAAACACAGGCAGAGCGTGGAGGCGCAGCTTGTGGCGGAGGCCGGTGAAAGCGGCGAAATAGAAGAATGACCGCCCTTATACGGGCGGTCATGGCGTTAGCGGAAATAACTGCGCAGGGATTCCTGGAGCACTTTTGAAAGCGACAGCCCCATGCGCTCGGCGCGCGCGACCATCCAGGAGGGAAGCGATACGGTCTTTCGAACGGGGGCTGCGTCTACGCGCTCGCGATAGGAGTCCATGTCTACTGTGACCATCAGGAGGATCACGTCATCCTCTGGGGTCGGCAGCGTAGAAGAGGGCGGGGCCACGGGCGTGCCGGTGAGCTCTGCGTCATAAAGGTACTCGCACAGTGCGCGCTGCGCTTCCTCGGGCAAGGACTGCAGCGTGTCAGCCTGGGCATAAGCGCCAGGGAGATCGGGATAAGAGAGGGTGTAGTAAGCGCCATCCCGGGTAACTTGGGCAATGTAGGTCAGCATAAGAGGCTCCTTTCTATAACGGGAAGGGGGCGGGGCTTATTTCAGCCCCGCGTCCTTGAGGATTTTTCGTGCCAGGCTTTCGCCGATTTCGCGATGGTTTGGGACCTGTATCAGCTTGAGCGGCCGGCCAGTGTTTGGGTCGGGCTGTGCGGTGGGATTGTAAAAGTTTTCGTGGGCGTTGTTCCTGACGGGGATGTAACCGGCTGACAGGAGCAGTTTAACCAGCTTTTTGCGATCCATGCCGTTCCTCCTTTCATGGTTGTATTATAACACAATATTGCGTAAATGTCAACTATTTACGTAAATTTACGTAATCAATAAAGCGGGTGATAACATGGCTGAGACTAAAAAGGCACGTCAGGAAATAGAGCTGAGCGGTGAACAAAAATACAGGGCGGCTTTAAAAAATATAGCCGCCGACATGCAGCGCGTGCGCTCTCAGCAGGCTTTGACGAACAGCGAATATGAAAAAGGCGATCAGAGCACCGCGCGCATGGCGCGCCAGTATGATTTGCTGGGTCAAAAACTAACGGCGCAGAAAAATAAGCTGAAGCTAATTGCTGATGAAATACAACGCGTAACGGAAGAAGAAGGAGAAAACTCCGAACGCGTCCGCAATCTGAGGAATAGTTATGCTTATGCCCAGCGCGATATCAATAATACTGAGCGTGCGATGAAGCAGCTGGGCGAAGAATTGGAAGGTGCGAGCAAAAAGTCCGCGCAGCTGGCACAGCGTCTGCGTGAGGCGGGGCTTGAGCTGCCGGGGTTTGCTGAAAGCGCACAGCGGCTGGGCGGGGCGCTGACAAAAGCGCTGAGCGCGCCGATTGCGGCGCTGGGTGTGGCTAGCGGAAAAATGTTTCTGGACTATGAAAAGCAGCTGTACACTGTGGCGACCATTGCCGACACTGCTGCGGTGCCGCTGGAAAGACTCAGCGACGATCTGCTCAAGGCCTCTGACGCTTCGGGCATGGCTGCAGAGAGCGTAGCAGAGGCGGCATACGGCGCGATCAGCGCGGGCGTAGACACGGCACAGGCGGCGGGGTTTGTAGAGATTGCTGCCAAGGCGGCCAAGGGCGGCCTGACGGATGTTACCACGGCTGTAGACGGCGCAACCAGCGCGATCAACGCCTGGGGGCTTGGATACGAAAACGCAGAGAGCGTTTTTGACAGGTTCATCGTTGCGCAGAATCTTGGCAAAACGACGCTGGGCGATATCGCCTCGCAGATCGGCAACCTTACGGGTCTTGCGCCGCAGGTGGGCGTGAGTCTGGACGCTGTGCTGGCGGCGACGGCGGCGCTGACAAAAAACGGCGTTCAGACGTCGGCGGCCATGAACGGTCTGAAAGCTGTAATGAGCGCTGTGATCAAGCCCACCAGCGAAGCGGCGGAGGAAGCCAAGCGGCTCGGGCTGAATTTCAGCGCAGAGGCTTTGCGCGAAAAGGGCTTTACAGCGTTTTTGCAGGATGTAATTGACAAGACGGGCAACAGCGAGGAATCCATGGCTAAGCTTTTTGGCAGCGTAGAGGGCTTAAGTCAGGTGCTGCTGCTGGCAGGCTCCGGTGCAGAGGATTACGCGCAAGCGCTGGAAGCCATGGGCGACAGCGCAGGGGCGACGCAAGCGGCCTTTGACAGGATTACGGGCAGCGACATTGAACGCATGTCCTTTGAGCTTAACCGCATCAAGAATCAGGGCATTCGCCTGGGCGGAGAAATGTCGCCGGCGTTTGAAATGATAGGCGACGCGATCAGCGGTGCGGCAACATGGATGGGCAAGCTCAGCGACGAGCAGGTGCGCAGCCTTGTGCTGTGGGGCGGCGTTGTAGCGGCGATCGGACCGGCGGCGACGGCGGTCGGGAAACTGGCCAGCGCATACAAGTCGCTTAAACCTGCGATGACGGCGGCCAAAGCGCTGTTTTCGGGCGGAGGCGGCATAACGCTTGCCGTTGCAGGCGGGGCGGCTGCCATTGCGGCGCTGATCACCGCTGTCAACAAGCTCAGCGAAAGGACGCTGGGGATTGACAAGCTGCAGGCGGCGGTCGGGAAAATAGATATTGACGAAGCGAGCGTCAGCGCAGCGGCGAAAGCGGCGCTTGAAGAGCTTGAGCCGCTGACGGTGCATGCCAGAAATCTGGTGAACTTTGAGCTGGAAGGCGCGAACCTGTACGAGGCGTTCTCGGACAACCTGGGCGCCGGACGCGAGCATTATCTTACAAGCGCTGAATACAAGCAGTTTAAGCAGGATATGGCGGACTGGGTAGGCGAGGCGATAGACGCAGGCCGGGCGGCGGCTGATGAAAAGACGCAGGGGCTTGCAAACGAGCTGGATATAGCGGCCAAAGCATATCAAAACTATGCGCTGCAGCTGGCGCAGATGAGCCGCGCGCCTGCAGAGGAGGAGATCGCTCAGCTGGAAGTGCTGAAAGAGCGCGTTATAGCGTTGGGTCAAGAGATCCTGGGCGCTACCAATCAGGCTGCGCAGGCGGCTGAGCTGGCGTGGATTAAGACGCGGCGCGGAGAGGGTACGGCGCAGGACGCTGCGCTGGCTGCGGTATACGCCGCCAGTAAGCGCAGCGCTGAGGAGTATCGCAACGAAGAAATATTCAGGCCGCGTTTTGAGGCCGCCAGAAGCGCTGTCATTGCTTCTGACAAGAGCGGCGATGAGGCGGAATATCAAAAGGCGTCGGCGGAGCTGAGGGCGCTGGAAGAGGAATATGCGGCGAACCAGGCAGCCATTAACGAAGCCTACGCCCAGAGTGTAGATGAAATCGTGCAGGGTTTGTCTAAGCAGTACCCTAAGCAGATGGAGACGCTCAGGCAGATCTCTGAGCTTGAGGCTGCAATCCAGGAAGCGGTCAGACTGCTTCACAGTGATGAAGAATATGAGGGTGATTGGGATGCTGCTGTCGATGCGCTGGCGGAGCGTCTGACAGGAGAAGCAGGTGCGTACGGTGACCTGCCGTCTATGCAGCAGCTGGACAACGCACTGACCGACGCCTACGAAAGGATGGCCGGCATGCTTGGCGAAACGGACGTATCCGGCATTATGGAATCATTCTATGCACAGGTGCAATCGGGGCTTTTGGACAGTCTGGATCCTGCGCTACTGAGCGAGGATATGGCTGCGCTGCTGACGATGGTAGACCTGACGGATGATGCAAAAACCATTGGCCAGCAATGGGCCATGGGCGAGATCGAGGGCATCGAGGGCAGTCAGGCGGAGGTCAATGCGGCGGTCATAGCGCATTGCAAGGGTATCATCGATGCGGCATGCGCGGCGCTTGGGATCAACTCGCCCTCGCGCGAAGCCAGGGAAATGATGGGCTACTGGACGCAGGGCGAGGTGGAAGGATTACAGACCGGAAGCTCGGCGCTCAGGGCGGCGATCGGCGCGCACCTGAAAGCTTTTTCTGGGAATGAGGGCGCTATGTTCACCTATGGCCAGCGCATGATGGCGGCCTATGTAGCGGGAATACGCAGCCAGATAGGCGCGTATGAAAGCGCTATGCGCGCCTATGGCAACAGCGCAAGCGTTCAGAGCACAGGCGGCACAGGCGGCGCTTCAATGGGCGCCGGGGGCGGGAAGACGCCCGTCAGCGTGCAGGTGCAGTATTCCGGCGGCGTGTCGGCGCGCGATTCGCAAAGGCTGGCACAGCAGCTGGGACAGTACATCCTGCGAAGTTAAGAAAAACTCAAATGCGTCAGCGCTGACGCATTTAAAAGGAAAGGAAGGCGCAAATGAATTACTTCAGCTTTAACGGCGTTGCCTGCACGTATGCCGGCGTAACGCTGCAGGAGCCTGTGGGGCTTTTCAAGCCGCGCACGCGGGGAGAATATATCACCGTGCCCGGCCGCAACGGACAGTTGTTTGCGGATGAGGGCGCTGCGGATGTAAATGAAACGATGCTGCAGATCTGGGTGAGGCCGGACGCAGACGTACATTATGTGCGCCGGTGGCTCAGCGGCGCGGGTCGGCTGAAAACGCAGGAAGGCAGCGCGTACAGCTATGATGCGATCATCAGCGAAGGGTATCAGCTGACGCCTTTACGCGACAACAGCGGCTATACGGCCATTGTACCCGTTACGCTCAGTCCGTACCAAACGCAGGACGAAGCGACGCGCTACAGCTTTTCCGGCAGCGGCCTTATTGTAAACCAGACGGGGATAAAAACGCCTGCGCGCCTTGTATTGCGCGGGGGCGGGGAGGCGTATGTTTCTATTAATGGGCGCGAGGTGAGCTTTGAAAGCTTTACGGACGGTACGGAGGTGGACGGAACAAGCCGTGAGGCGTATATAGGCTCCACGGTTGTGTCTTCGCAGATGAGCGGAGAGTGGCCGTATCTGGACCCTGGTAACAATAGCATTGTACTGGGCGGCGGCCTTACGGGCGCGGAAATTTACGTCCAGTGGCCGCTGTAAGATAAGGGGAGGGAGAATGCCTTGATTACGCTATTCCCTGCCAAAACGCAAAATTTCGCGGGTAACGGGCTTATGGATTTGAGCCCGTACTGCGTGCGCTGTGACCTGATGGAGGAGATCAACGGCGCGTATACGGCGGACGTGGAGCTGGCAAGCTTTGAGGGAATGGAAATGGTACGCGAGGATATGATCCTGCGCCTGCCTGCCAACGTCCGGGAAACGCCCTACATGGAGATAGCCGGCAGCGCGCCCACGGTAAACAGGACAATTTACCGTGTCAATGTAACCACCAGCAAAGAAAGAACGTTTACCTATATTTACAGCAAGCCCTCGTGGAACTATGATTATGCGCTCAAGCGCCTGCATGCAGGCACGGAATACGTGTATTTTGAGCAGGTGTCCAGTTACTTCCACCGTGCGGAAACGATGGATGGGACGACGGGCTATATCCTCAACGGTGACGGCGAATTTGTGCGCAGCGAGGGCTCTGAAGGTACGCCCGCTCAGACAATCGCTTCGCGCCAGACGCGCGATCAGCTTTTCAGGATCAAGGGCGTGACGCCGGGAACAAACGGCGTCACGCTCTTTGCAAGGCACATCACGAGCGATTTGCAAAAAGACAATTATGTTCCTGAAATCAAGTCGGAGAATGCTACGGGCGCTGCGCTGGCGCAGGCGATATTTGACGGCTGTGTACAACCGCATGCTTTCAATGTGTTTTCAGACGTACCGTGGACGTACACAGGGTCAGTCGGGCGGACAGACCCGATGAGCGCGTTAATGGGCGCTGATACAGGACTGACGTCGCTGATCGGCGGCGAGGTACTGCGCGATAACTTTGACATATACTACGCAAAGGCCATCGGCCACGATCGCGGGGCTACGATCGAATACGGGAAAAACGCTGTGTCGATGGAAATCAACATTGATGAGGATGAGGTGTGTACGCGCGTTATCCCCATTGCTTATGACAAGGACAATAACAGCGTGCAGCTGCCTGAGGTGTACGTAGACAGTCCCCGCTTTATGGCATGGGACAGGCCGCGAGGAATACGGGAGCTGGATCTGAGAGACCTCAAGATCGGCGACACGTACAAGACGCTGGATGCGCTGCATGCTGCCATGCGCGAGCGCGCAGCTGAGTATTTTGAAACAGGCGTTGACCGCCCGAAGATTTCCGCACGGGCGGAATATGTGGATCTGAGTCGAACAAACGCTGCAGGCAAAGGGCCTGTGAGCGTTGTTTTTTTGGGCGATACGGTGCTGCTGCGCGACCCACGTCATCGCATGAGCTACAAGGTTAAGGTTACGAGCTATGTGTTTGATGTGCTGACAAAGACGTACAGGAGCCTTGGATTTGGCAATGCGCAGACGTCGCTTGGGTCGATTCAATGGACGGCGAAAAATCTGGCCAATGGTACGATCAGTGCCGTTAAGCTTATGGCGCAGACGGTGACAGGGCCTGTGATTGCTCAAGGCGCGGTGACGGGCGGGAATATTGCCGACGCGACGATTCTGGCCAAAAACATTGCGGCGGAAACAATCACGGGCGACAAAATCGCAGCGGGAACCATCGCCACAGGAAACCTGCAGGCGGGCGCGGTGACTGCGGACAAGATTGCCGCCGGCGTACTGAATGCGGGTTTGATTGAGGCAGGATCCATTACAACGGAAAAGCTGGCTGCCGGGGCGGTAACCGCGGACAAGATTGCCGCAGGCGTATTGAGCTCGGATTTGATTGAGGCAGGATCTATCACAACGGAAAAGCTGGCGGCCGGGGCGGTAACCGCGGACAAGATTGCCGCAGGCGTACTGGGCGCCGGTTTGATCGAGGCAGGATCCATTACAACGGAAAAGCTGGCGGCCGGGGCGGTAACCGCGGACAAAATTAAAGCGGGAACCATTACGGCGGATAGCGGCATAATTGCGAATGCTGCCATAGGAGCTGCACAAATAAAAAATGCGGCGATTGAGACGGCAAAGATCGCGCTGGGAGCGATTACGCAGGCGTTGATTGCGCAGGGAGCGATCGGAACAGCGCAGATTGCAGACGGCAGCATTACGTCAGCCAAGATTGTGGAATTGAGCGCGGACCTGATTAAAACAGGGACGCTTTCAGTCGAACGTCTGCTGATTGTGGGCGAAGACGGGCTGATATATCACATTAATGCCACAAGCGCCGGGTTGACTGCTGCGCAGCTGACGCAGGAACAATACAAGAAGTATATCAATGGCACGGTTATTGTGGCCAAATCCATTACTGCCGCGCAGCTTGCCGCCCGGACTATTACGGCCAATGAGATCCTCTCTGGAACGATTACGGGTAACGAAATCGCAGCTTACGCCATCAATGCAAGCCATATTAAGGCGCACAGTATCACAGCGAATGAGCTGGCAAGCGACGTTGGCGAATCGCTGAACCTAACGTCAAATACAGCAATCCGGCTGCTGGTTGAAGCGGTGGATGAAAAGGCCACACAAGATGATATTGACAAGTCTATAGAGTCTGTTAATGAGAATATTGACGAGAAGCTCAAGGATTATTCGACAACGACTCAGATGAACAGTGCGATTGAGCAAAAGGCCAATTCCATTACCAGCACCGTATCGGCGACGTATGCAACGAAAACGCAGGCGCAGGGATATGCGACTACTGCGAAAAGCGACGCGATTACGACTGCGAGCACTGATGCAACGACCAAGGCGAATAATGCCAAGTCAGATGCAATTGCGTCTGCCAATGCCAGCACTGACGAGAAGTTGAAGAGCTATTCGACAACGACTCAGATGAACAGTGCGATAGAGCAAAAGGCCAATTCCATTACCAGCACCGTATCGGCAACGTATGCAACGAAAACGCAGGCGCAGGGATATGCGAACACTGCTGAGGCAAATGCAAACAGTGCAACAGACACAAAGCTGCGACAGTATACAACACTAACACAGACGGCAGACAGCATTACGGCTGCAGTAGCAGACAAAGTAACGCAATCTGACGTCGACGCCTCTATAGACGCCATCGAAACCTTTGAAAATACAGCCGTTCGCATCGACGTATCCGGCATGCATGTCAAGACGACTGGCGCGATTGCGTTTGTTGTCGACGACGTACTGCGTGCACATATCGACGAAACGGGCGTAAACGCGCCCCGCGTCGTCGTGACAGAGGAGTTTTTCGCTCCGAATGCCGTACTCAAAAACCTTTCCTCCACAATCCCCTGGAAGGGCAGCATCCAGGCCTCGCTTGACGCTGCGCCCAAGTGGCTGACGGGCTATACTGAACTGTTCGTGCCTGCAGGAACGTACCAGGAGGACATCGTCATTCGCGGCTTCAAGGGCGCGCAGCTGGGCATTAGCCTCTATCAAGGCGTGACGATCA